ATTTTGTCTTTCATATGAGGAAGCAAGAAGAATGAATTACCTTTTTCTTTCTCAATAGCTTTAATAGCGGCATTTTCGATAAGCTCAGTATCAAGCGCTTTCGAAAGATGTTCAACTTCTGTTCCGAATTCATTTTTTATTCTTTCAATTTCTGCTTGGTGAGATTCATTAAGTTTAAGCTTAAGAGCATCCCACTGACCTTTATCTTCAAGAGCTTTATTTTCGATTTCTCTTTTTTCTTGGTCAAGCTTATCTTTCTTTTCCATAAATTCTTTGAAAGCTTCTGGGTCATAATCATCAGGAGCTTGATTCTTTTTAAGCGTAGACATTTGAGTTAAAAGTTTTTCTTTGTTTTCTTTAAGACCTTTAACTTCATTATCAACAAGTGCTTGAGCATCAGCGTTAATTTTTTCCAAAGCTGTCTGTACAGTTGTATCATCCGCATCTGGCATTAATTTTTTAAGATCGTCTAATTGCATGGTATTTACCCTGTGTGGTAATGGCTATTCTGTAGCCTGTGGATTATCAATATTTCCGTTTTCTAAATTGCTTCCTTTCATATCATCCTTGTTAGGCGGAGTATTATCTCCACCTTGTTCTCCTACAATCTTTGCAGCCGCAGCATCAAGTTTAGCTTTTTGTTTAGCCTCAAAGAATGGTGGAGGATTTGCTACAATTTCCTCTAACTCTTCTTCGAAAGTTTTGTTAGCTTCTATTAGCTCGCCTTCTTTCATTTTCTTAAACATTGACTTGTGGCTTAGAGCGCCATCTAACCAAGATTTAACGAGAGCTATTTGAGCATTCGGCTCCATGTCAACTTTGATAAAGTCATCGTTAAGCAAATATTGAAAGTCATTAGGTATAACAATATCAGACCACTCAAAAAATACCTCTAAGGCTGTCTGTAATTGCCCTGACACATTCTTTACCATAGTGCCTACTAATGATGTCTGAGATGCTGTTCTGACCAGTACAGAGGTTGCTGTTTCTCTTGATACGCCTTCTTTCTTAAGAATCTGGGCGCCAGTTGTTGCCATGATGTAAAGTAAATTTTCAATGTAGTCTTGATGCGCTCTTGCTGATTGACCTGTGAACTCAAGCATACCAACTTTAGCTTCTGGATTTGAAATATGCCAAATCTTAGATGGACCGATTGTATCAGGAGAATCAGAATCATCACCGTCACTGCCAGTAATCCAAGGAGTAGGCAATGCTGTCCAGTGAAGCATATAAACTTGATCGACAACTCTTTGCATCACAGAGATATTCATATCTGAAATGTCTTGCAATAAGCTCTTTTTAATTGTGAAGTTGTTAGCGTCTACACCGTGAAGCGTAAGTGGCAACTTATCAAAATATTCTCCATTCTTCTTAGGAAACATTTCTGATTTTACATAGCACTGTTCGCCAACTTCATTTGAATTCACTCCAACTTTATTTTCAGATATGGCTTCAAGAATTCTAACTCTATAATTCTCTTTTCCTCCATTAGAAGGATTAGGCGCTAAATCAAGAACTGTATATTGATTTTTTGATATTGAAAGAAACTCGTCTGTAGGGTCAGCGTGATCAATTTCTTCATAAAATATAAACTGAGAAATTTTTGGATAGCCGTCATCTGAATGTGTTCTCATTGATACAAACTGATTAGACTTAACCATTCTCATAAATGGACGTTTAAGAGAATCAGAATAATCATTCATTGTTGCACAAAAACCGTTTTCAATTACTTCTGATACGACATTTTCTGAGAACTTATTAATGCTGTTGCCCAAAAGGTCAACGTTTTTATTGTTTACTTTCTGTTTATCAGTAAACTCTATGTTCATCATTTTTGGGTCTTTGGAAAAGATTGTTCCAACAAAACCGTCAACTACTTTTGGATATAGAATATAGACCGGAGCCATTTCGACCATTGTTTTAAACTGGTCATCATTCTGGTCATCAAGCTTACTAAAATAAGTAGTTTTATTTGCGTGTATAGCATTTTTACCAGAACGGATATCCATGTTCTGTTGCAACATAGATTGCATACCAAGAACTGCTGTATTCATTGTTGGTGAGTTGATGAATTGCTTCGCTTCTTCTACCATGATTAAAACCCTTTGAGTTCTTTCTTCTTAACGACTTTGCGCATTATTGGGAATTTGTTATAAATGAAATAACCAAAACTATCATTTATATCATCTATACTCGATAAAGATGACTTTTCTGGTAGCTCAGTATTTTTATTGTAAATTTGTTGCTCAAGAGATTCTGCCACCTTTTCACATTCTCTCACATTAACACGTACAAGTCCAGTCTTTAATGCACTGTTGACACTTTGAACCCTGTCCATTATCCGAGGATTTTTGTTAGGGTATTTGCAATGAAACCCAGCGGATTTTAGCAAACTTATATCAGAAGTAGTAAAACCTTTAGAGCTTGTATTCTTACCTGATGCGTCAGGGTAACAATATACGGGAGACCTTGGATACCTATTCTTTATTACTAAAATTAACTCAGGCGTGTCTACTATTCCATGTAAGTGACGTACTGCATGAAATGAGTTATGACCTTCGTACTTAAACAATGGATTGTTAATGAATACTGGCTCTCTCTCAGCAAAGACCACAGCATTCATATTCATAACATTGAAATCTATTGATATGTGTATTGTCTCACCGTCTCTGTATACTGCATCTGTATCACATCTTTCACGGTCATACTCCTTATAGACTGCTCCGACTGCCATGTTGACAAACTTACCGTTGATGTATGCTTCTACAAGCTCATCAGGGTAAATCATTTTCAAGTTGTCATAGTAGTCTTTCGGAAGGTGAGTATTCTCATAACCGCTAGCTTGAATCAGTGTGTAGTTATCAGGTTTTTCTTTTTGAAATAGTTTATATAGTAGTCTGTAACCTTCTGGCGTTGAGCCTACTATCATTTGATTCTCAAGCTCAACCTCTTCACCATTTTCGTCTAACTGTATTCTAGTCTTAACAACTCCATCGTCATCAGTGTACTGCTCAAATACATTTACCTTTTTACGTGCTCTAGCAAGTGATTTAATCCAAACCTGCCAAGCTTTCTCTTGTGGAAGTGTATCTAACTCATCTAGGAAGACTGCAAAGACATTCATACCTACGATAGATTCTGGATTATCCATTGACTTTAGAATAACCCTACCACCGCAATCAAAAAATACTTCACCAGTAGTTTTATTAATTTTGTAGCCGATACCTGTCTCATCTAACACTTCTGCAAGTGTGGGGAATAGTATGTCACGGAACATACTGTAGGTAGGTAGTAAATATAGAAGGTCAACTTTCGGATATTTCATCTTCATGTTGACTAACTTGGTTACTAAGACAAAAGTTTTGCCACCACCAAAACCTGTTACAAACGCTATCGCCTTTGACGTTTCATCTTCTAAAAATTTTGTTTGTGAGCGAGTAAGCTCAATGACTCTTTGTTTAGTCATTACTTAAGCTTTTTGCGGATTAATTTGTCTATTTTAAGATAGTATTCAGGAAGTGAATCTAAGTTGGTTATCTGGATATCGCCTTCTTTAAAGTATAGACCTGACTCAGAGGAGTGTTGAGTGTTTATTTTTGGAATTCCTATTACGTGAATGAAAAGACCACCATTTTCACGTATCATTTCTGCTTCTGATTCAAAGCGAACATCTGGAATAATTGTTGGACGATTAGTTCTTTCAATATGAGCTATCATTGCTTGAACCCAAATGTTTTGGTCAATAGTATTGCGACCCCACTCAGTTCCAAGTGTTTGCATTATTTGTCGTGGAGTTTTGTTATATCTTTCATCAACCACTTCTTTCTGATCGCCATATAACTGATGATCGCTAAGCCCTAAGCCAACTTTAAGCATTGCTTTTATTGGGTCAGCAAAAGATGACTTCTCATAATCCGGCATTTTCTTTATTATGTAATCAGCCGCTGTATCTTTACCAACCCTAGCGTATCCTGCAATACCTATAATTTTATGCCTCACTTACAAAAACCTCGTCAATTACCAAACCTTGAATTTTTTCTGCTGGGTCATCTGCTAATATGAATTTTACTTTTATTGTTCCAAATGACAATACTCTTTGCGCTCTATTGAATACATAGCTATCTGTCATTTTTGAAAGCACGTCTACTATATAACTCATATGCCTTGAGTCTTTTACCGCCCAAATTACAGTATTGTTTTCTTTCATCCTATGAAGTCTGATTAACATTGCATAGATTAATTTATCATTTAACATTTATAGTGCCTTTACGTGAACTAAAACTGAACCGGGCTTCTCATAATGGTCTTTTTCGACAAATTCCATTGCAAGTTTTCTTACAAATCTATCATCTTCCCAAAACTTAGCGTGACTTAGTGAATCAAAAAGACATTTTAGTATATTATCAATGTCATGTATACGATTATCTGGTGGAGTTACTTTTATACTCACCTCTAATGGTATATTTGCCATTAAATCTAACTCTTTATCCTTTATTATCTTTATAACGTCTTGCCTGTAGTTTCTACCACGCTCTTTAATGTAGATTTTAGCAATTGCCCTGCCTTTTGCTCCTATACATGTGTGTCCATAGTAGGAATTAACTGACGGAGGAAATGGAAGCGCTATTACGTATTCAGACATTATGACTCAGCAACTAAACTAACTAATTCCCATAGCTTTGCACGTTTGTTGTCGTCAAGTTGACAGTCTAGTATCTCTACAAAGCGAAAAAACAGTTCAAGTTTGCTCATCTCCACTTCTTACCCTCTCTAACTATTAATGCGTCAAGTAAATCTGCTACTGTTTTACCACTTGGGAAGCTCTCATAGGCTAATACGACAGTCTCAGGAAGTGATTTGTCTAGCATTATCATTACTTCTTCTGCCATTGCTACTACTAGCGCTATATCCATCTCCTTATCTTTGTTTGCGTCATGCTTATAGCCTCTTGTTAAGCATTCTGCTATGAGTTTCTCTATGTTTTCACTCATTATCGTTTTCTGTTGATAAATCAACCTCATCCATTGGAACTTCTGCACTTGACCAAGTTGAATCATCCGTATCAGTTTGTTTTACACCTTCTATATCTAAATATCTAGCAAGCGGATCTATTTTTGGTTTATTTCGATTCCTTGACATATGCTTTACCAGTTCTTCTTTGCTCATTTCTTTCTTACTCATAATTTATGACCCATATGTTGCATTGTTTCTCGAATTGCATCCCTGTATTGTTTAAGAGCCTCAGTTACAGCAAAATCATGCCTAGTTTCAGTCTCTTTTATCCTACGATTTAAAATTTTTAATAGTTCTTTTGCAAATTTTTCACTCATCACTTAATGTCCTTGATTGCTTTAATGGCAATGTTTAACCCTTCTTCCTGATGCTCCCGTTTGTATGGGAACTCAGTTGATGACAAATCAAATGGTGCTTTCTCAATAGCCTTTAGACACTTCGCCTTCATGTCATCACGGTCTTTAACAACAAGTAACATGATTAAATCTGCCACTTCATTTGCTGACTCTTCAAATCGTGGGTAGTCAACAATATAACTTGCTATCTTGTCTCTCAGTTTATCGTTACTCATCACTTAATGTCCTCGATAATTTTGAGTGATGTTTTAATTCCAGCTTCATAACCATCTTCCCAATCTGAATAAGGCTTTCCTTGTAATTCCTTTTTAATATCCTCAAGACACTTCGCCTTCATGTCAGCTTGTACTAGGTTGATGATTCGCTTTGCCTCAAAATCACTTGACGTTACATTCCCCGCCCATCTTTCAGAACCGTATTTGTAAATGTAAGCATCCACTTCTTCAATCAGTTTATCGTTACTCATCACTTATTCTCCATGATACTGCCATAATACTGCGTTACAATAGTTGTGTACTGCTCCTAGAGTTAATCCCGTGTCATGACAGTGGTGTAGATGTATCGGGTATTTCCAAAAGTTTGGTGGGAATGCTCCCATGTATAACTTCTTCTTTTTTATTTTTCTAGGCGCTTCATATTTAAGTGGTGCGTGACAATAGTAGCATAAACCTTTCTGTCTTTTTATGTACTCTTCTCTAACTCTACGCTTTTGTATTGGAGTTAGATTGTCGTATAACAATGGCAGAAATAATTTTTTGAACTTTAAGTCTATCTTCATAGTATTGCCAAATAAAACATGGGGTCTAGTATAGCATAATAATTACTCGTGTGCAAGTTGGAGGTTTGGGTTATAATCCGTTTTTTATTTTTTGGATGTTCTGTTTTTAATTGCCGAGATTTATTGGTTGTGGGGGAGGGTCGTTTTTCATATTTTGATGCTCGGTATGGCGTTTGAGGTTTAAAAATTTTCATGGGGTGGTTATAGGGTAGGGGAATTATTTACAGGACAAAAAAATGCCTGATAAAAATCAGGCACAAAAAATATTTTATTTTTTTATTAAGTTAGGTTTATAAATTCCACAAATATAAACAGACTAAAATAGTAATGACAATTGCAACTAGTACCATAATTTTTTGTCCTGTTTTTTTATGTATAAACCTTCTAAAAAATATACCAGATATAGACAAGCTGGTAAACCAAACAACATAGCAAAATAAATTATATATATCTTCATTTTATTTTTACCTCAATAAAAAGCACATCCTTGTGCAGTGTTATAGAATGTTAGTCTTCTAAAGGTTTATTATAATCAAACTTGTAAAGCTCTGAGAATAATTCCCTATATGCTAAGACCTCATCATAATACTCATCCTTGTTACTTGCTGTTACAGTTCCTGAGTTATGCAACTCACTGGCAGTACAATCAGGATGTTCCAGAAACCATGCTATCATGTTGCCATGATTCCCTGAGTTATGTAATTTTTTAAACTTGCTAACCTCTTTTACATCACTCTTTGCTACTCCTGAGAAGTCTAATATATACTGTTGCTTTTCAGCTAAAGATTTACTAGGTATCTCAATAGACTGGGCAAGATGTTTTAAGTCTAAGAAGTGAGTTAATGGCTTATCCTTAACAGCATCTAAGACAATAGCTTTAATCTTATCTGTTGTTAGAATCCACCCTTCAGCCTTTCCTATTGTCTGTATATGAGTGTTTAAACTCATAATGATA